GCCCGGCCAGTGCAACCATGGGCGCGCCGGGATCGGGTTCAACGCTTCCTTCGTCCAGGCGCAGGTGAGCTTGCGCTTCGCTGATGGTGACCGGCTCAGAAACGGGCGGTGTGATGAGTACGTAGGCGGGCATAGTTCAGTGCAGACGTTTAGACAGCGGGCTGGAGTGCGGCCAGTTCGACGCGTTTTGCGTCGATGGCAGCTTGAACGGATTCACGCGCAGTGCCTTTGGCGCCGATACCAATCTTCGCCAGGAAACCGGCAGCGAAGCCTGGTTCTTCTGTCTCTGGCAACGCGGCGAGTTCGGCCTCGAGCTGCGCGAGATCGCTGTTGAGGGTTTGGATGGCGGCCAACTTGTCGGCGGCATCCTGATCAGCAGCCAGCTTCTGCGCGGCAGCCAATTCTGCAGCAGCCTGATCGGCGTTGAATTGTTCGTTCAATGCAAGCTGCGGCGTAGCCAGCTGCTTGTCATCGATTGTGACTACCTCGCCGAAATTCAGGAGGACACAGCGGTCGGTCTCTTCGTCCTTGACGTAGGACTTTCCGGCTTCGTACTTGATCACGCCCAACTCACAAAAATCGGAGTGGAATTTAACTGCTTTAACTTTTGCCATATCGTTCTCCCTGGGAGGGGCTTGCGCCCCTCCAGATGGTTAGATGACTTGCGCTACGCCGGTTTGGTTGGACGCATTTGCAGGCATGTTCTTGGCCACGCCGCCGAGGACGTTGGCCGCGATCAGCGTTGCTGCCGTGCCGACCGTGACGCTCAACTGGAAATAGTTGAAGCTGTTGGCGATGTCCAGTTCTTCTGCACGCAGGCCGATGATCACCTGACGGTTGTTACCGCCCGCAGCCAGCAGCTGGGCGATTGCCTTGCCGGTGATGTCTTTTGCGCCAGCGCCAGCAGCGCTGGTGGCTTGCTGGATTTTGGCGTCAACAGTAGCGGATGCGCCGAACACGCCCACTTGAACCAGGGCTTGGAAGCGTTCGAATGCGGATGCGGAGATCCAGCCGCTCACGGCGGTACCTACGCCTTGAGAGACGGGGTCGATGGTGGCAAGCACGGCGGATTGCTCGGAGATTTTTGCATTTGGCAACATGGTATTTTCCTTTGCTGAAAGATGGAAAAAAGCCGGATTGCTCCGGCTTTATCTGGTCACTGGCTGGTTAGCGTGCTGCCAGCGTGATGAAGTGGCTGCGGGTGTTGCTGCTCTTGGGCGGCACAACAGGCTTGCTCAAGATCGGCTTGCCGTTCAAGCGGAACACGAACTTGAACGCGGTCGCATCGGCATCGAAATACAGATGCATCGAGGTTGCCGTTTGGATACCGCCAGCCTTGGTGATGGTACGGTAGCCTTTCAGCGATACCAGGTTCAAGTCACCCTGCGAGCTGAATGCGTTGGCGTGCTCGCTCAGCAGCAGCGGACGGCCTTTCAACATGCCGTAGGATTGCTCCGAGGCAGATTGATTCGGCAGGAAGATCGGGTAGTTGCCGAGGGTGAGCGTTTCCAGCGGAGGCAGCAGATCGGGGTTGCCGATCCACACCGCGTTCTTCATCTGACCAACCAGCAAACGGGACACCATGTTGCTGAGGTTGGCTGCGCTGATAGTGGCAGTTGCTTGGCCGGAGTCTTTCGCCTGGATGATGACCGCGCTGGAGTTCAGTGCGCCCCAGGGCTTGCCCACGCCGTCGCCGAACAGGATCGCTTCGTTCGTCTTGTAGGTGATGCGTTCCGGTGCCACGTTTTGCAGGTAGGAACCGATTGCGAAGCCATCGTCGATCATCTCGTTGGAGACCGGTACCAGTGCCATCAATTTCTGCAGGACCATTGCATCGGTTCCGAGTACCGGCTTGCTCGCGGTAGCTGCTGCTGCTTCTGCTTGCCAGTAAACCTGAACGCCGGCAGCACCCCAGGGAGTGGACTCGTCTTTCGGGAAGATCATGCTGTTGCCGGTGATCTCGGTGTTTTGAGTCAGAGGCAACAAGCTATCTTCACCCAGGGACAGGCGCCAGATCTCTTCCGAGAATTGCGGCGGGATTGCGAAGCCGCCATCAGTGCCCGCTGCTTCGTTGCCGAAGGTGGTAGGCGCTGCAGCGTTGACGCCGAGACGCTGATCGACAGTGCCGCGCACGGATGCTTGCGCTACCGACTTGGCGAAGTCGCCAAAGCTGACGAAGCCGCGCTTGGGGTCGTTTTCGATGTTCTCGGTGACGGCGAAGTTGGTCACGGCAGAAATTCCGACTTGTGCTTCGGCGACGATTAGGTCGCGTTCGCGGTCAATGGCAGCATTGGCAGAATCGATCTGCGCCTTGATGCCGTCGAACTGGGTGACTTCCTCAGCGGAGAGGTCACGGGCTTCGGCGGATGCCTTATCGGTCAAGGCGCGGGCGGATTGCACCAGCGTTGCCTTCTTGCTTTGCAGCTCACGAATTTTCTTGCTCATTGTAGTTCTCCAAAAAAGATTCAATAAAAAACCCGCTCAAGGCGGGTTTGGTTGGGTTGACACGATCTGCCTTCGGGCAGCCGCCGCCATCTTCGGATGACTTCGGTTGGGCTGTGTCTAGCCCATGATCTCCAGGTCGCGCTGAGCTGCAGCCAGGCGCGAGGCGCCAGTGCGCGTTGCAGCTTTGGCGTCTTTTTGCATCTTGCGGATTACGTCATCGAAGGTCATCACGCCATCGACCATCTTCTCTTCCAGTGCAGCATCGGCACCGAGCACGCGGCCTTGTCCCATGCCGTTGCGTACCTGATCGATGCCGACACCGCGACCTTTGGCGACGCCTTTGGTGAAGACGGTGTAGTAATCGTCAACGCGGGATTGCATGAAGGATTGAGCGTCGCCATCCAATGGCTGGTATGGGTTGCCTTCGACCTTGAATTTACCTGCCGAGATGAGCGTGGTCTTGACGCCGGCTTCTTCGAGCGCCTTGGACCAGTCTTCATGAGCCTGCCACACGCCGATGCTGCCGACTTCGCCGCCTGGTGTGACATACAGTTCGGAGCAAGCAGCACCCACCCAATACGCCGCGCTGGCAGCCAGGCTGTTGGCGATGCCGATGACGGGTTTCTGGCTGCGCGCTTGCATGATTTCTGCGGCCAACTCGCCGACGCCGTAGACGCTTCCGCCGGGGCTATCGATATCGATGAGGATGGAGTCGACGGCCGGATCGGAGAGCGCATCACGGAATGCCTGGGTAAAGCGCTGCGTGCTGACGCTGCCGGGGCCGGAGATATCATCGACCATATTGCCGCGTTGGGTGACTACACCGTAGAACGGCAGCACGGCGATCATGCCGCCACCGGCGCGCTGGTTGCTGCTGGCCTTGTTGGCGCGGGCTTCTTTGTCGGCTTCAATACCGGCCATGACGGACTCGGCAGCGACTTCGCCCTTGTGCCAGCGGCTAAGCACGCCAGCGAAGGCGTTGAGGCGTTCCGGCATCAGCGCCCACGGGGTGGACAGGTATTCTGCGATCAGGATTGAGCGTTTCATTTGTGTTCCCCAAGTCGGATTAACATTTCGGTGAGTGTTTGTTCGTCGTCCACTAGGTTGGTGCCGGCACAGATTGCGCAGAACGTGGCCGCTTTATCTTCAGAAATCGCCAGGGCAGATGAGATGACAGGTATGTCCGCATCCGACACGCCGGACTTGACGAAACGGCGTGCCAGGCGGTTTGCGCTGCCATGCAGGAGTGCTTGCAAGCGCTTTGCCGCTTCGCCCGGCTCCTTTGGTTCTTTCGGTTCTTTGTCTTCCGTGGTTTTTGGCTCGGTCGTTTCGGGATCCAGTTCTTCGTCTTCAGCCTGTGACTCTTCGACCATGTTGAGCGGACGCAGCGGTTCATCCAGTCCGGGCAGTGGCTCTCTGCCTTCATCAAGGCGGGCTTCGTTGCGCGTCAGCCAACCATCCAGGATGCCGCCGTGGTAGTAGGCGCGACGTGCAGCCGAGTCGCCGCGCAGGAGTTCCTTGTATTCGAACTCGACATCGATATCTTCGTCGTCGAACAGCAGCTCGGCCTCGATGCTGAATTCCCAACGTGCGCCGCGCGGCATCAGCGCGTCCTGCATGTACTCCAGCGCTTGCTGCTCGATGTTGCTGAATGTTGCTTTGTCCAGGTCGCCGATCTTGTGCGGGGGAATTCCGAACCAGCGCGCGATATCGCTGATGCTGAATTTCCGCGACTCCAGGAACTGAGCATCCGAGTTGTTGATGCCGACTTCGTGGTACTGCATGCCGCGATCAAGCAGCATCAACTTGCCCCGGTTGGCTGCTGACTGTGCATCTTGAACGGCTTCGCGGAAATTCTGACGCGCTTCTTTATCTTTGAACTGGCCGCCTGGATAACTTATCCAGCCGCCGGATGGTTTCGCATCGTTGGCGAAGAAACGTGCTCCGTAGTTTTGAGCGGCGAGCGCAGAACCGAACGACTCACGCGCACACTGAACGACAGAGATACCGGTGATGCCATTTGAACTGAGCCCGCGCAAATGCCACATGCTTCCGCGTTGAACGATGCGCTGCATGCCGTCCGGATCGGTTACGCGATAGTGATAATCCCCGTTGGTCTTTTGTTCGACGGTCACTTTGTCCGGATGCAACGGCATCAGTTCAGTGATCTCGCCGCGCAGGTTGGAAATAATTTCGTTGTAAGCATTGCCGCGTAACTCAAGGTGCCCTTGCACCATCTCGCGCCATTCGAAGGCGTTCTGGTAGCGGTTCGGTCGAACGTTCAAAATTCTCAATAGCGGATGCTTAACGCGTTTTCGTGTGCCCTTACGATAGAACGAGATCGGCAGCATGCCCATATGGCCAGAAACGAGACCGACCGCACGATAGACTGCCGACAGCTGCATCGCCGTATCCGGAGAGACGCGCATGCCGCTCAAGGTTCCCGATGCGGTAGGCTCGAACCAGAAGTCACCCCAGGGCGAACGATCTCCGTCTGACGCCTTGATCCTGCTGACTAGCATTAGGATTTCTCGCTTTCGTCTTTAGCTTTTGGAACGTACACACCGAAGCGCAGAGACAGATACACCACCATGACTGCCAGGGTAACGCCGCAGATGATCAGGCCGGCCCCAACGTTGAGCATGATGGCGCCCGCTGAAATAAGTATCCAGGCAATGGCTGTGCAGATATTGAAGATTGCTAAATGCATCAGATCACCATGAGTTCGTAGTTTTCATCGATAACGCCGCCGCCTTCACCTTCAACCGTCGCGCGGGACATGGCGACGATCAGCGCAACCGCTGCATCGATCTTGTTTTCCGGCCGCTGTTTGCGCGGGAATATGTTTTCGTTGTTGTCAGGCTTCACTTCGACATTGCTCATCATCCAGACAAAGGCCGGATTGCTATCGTGATGGAAGCGCGGCGGATCTGCATCGATCAGGCCTGCGATGAACTTCATCGGCTCGCTTAGAAAGCGCACTTGCATCGGGATATCGACCACCTCAATACCTTGATTCGCCAGGTTGGCACCTAATTGCTGTCCGCCCCATTGGTCTTTTGCGACTTCTCGCAATGTGACCAGCTCCGAATCTGCCAGCGCATCCTGCTGGATCTGCTCGATGTCGATCATGTTGCCGGGGGTTTGGATCAAATGCCCCGAGTTCACCCAGCCGCGGTAGTGCGCGTTGTCCGGTTTTTCAACGGCCGCCTCCGGCACGTAGTTGCGCGAGATTGCGTAGTAGTGATCCAGCCCATCGACCTCGCGCTTAAATACGTTCATCTTGCTGGCGATGTCGGTGGTGCTGGCCAGGTCGAGGCCGATCACACACTCTTCGCCAACGAAGCTTTCCAGCGTCAGCGTCGAGTCGCCGCACTGCTGCAGGTTATATAGGTTGATCCAGGGTGATGCCGCCGCACACCAGATGTTGAGGTGCTTGGTCTTGAACGTGTTCTGTTTACGTGGATCTGCAACAGCATCGCGCTGCTGCAGCCGGAGGAACTCGGCATCTACCGAGATCCCGTAGTTCGGATTCGCCTTGATCAGCGCCGCTTCACTGGTCCAGTCGTCATCTTCGTCGACCGTAAAGATGACCCCGAAGCGCTGGTCATTCTCAAGCATACCTTCGAGGATCTTCTGCAGTTCCACCTGGTGCGTGTAGCACGGGCCTGAAACATTGGTTCCGGCTGTGGTGATCACCAGCATCAGCGGCTGGGATCTGGCCCCCATGCCGGTTTGCATTGTTTCGTACAGCTCGGCTGTCTTGTGTTCGTGGTACTCGTCCACGATGGCGCAGCTGGGTGATGCACCATCGCAGGGCTTGCCGATCACGGGTTCAAACTTGCTGTTGGTCGACAGCACGGAAAGGTTTGAAGCGTTTGCCGTTACGCCAAACTGCTGGCGAAACTCGGGAGTTGCCCGCGCCATCAGCAGTGCAGGCTT